GTCTTATCCTGCTCCTGCGGTTGAGCAGAGGATCCTGGAAGGCATCTCTCTGGATCTTGGTGTGGAAGATCGTGATTTTTGCAAGCGTCTGGTTGATTGGGCAGATGTAATTCGCAAGACCTTTTATGATGGTGGTATTGAGGAAATCATCAGCACTCGTCGATTGGTTCATATTGTTCGTGCTTATGCTATCTTTGGTGATAAAGCAAAAGCAATCCAAGTATGCGTTAATCGTTTTGATGATGAAACAAAACAATCCTTTCTGGAACTCTATGATAAAATTGATGTAGATTTTGTGATGCCTGTTCTTGAGGTTCTACTTGACGAGGAGGTAGTTTCCTGATATAATGACTAATGCATGGTCCCTACTTTACGATGAATTAAAAATGTCTGAAAACTTTGAAATAACTTATGAGAGTTCTCTTCCAAAAGAACTTCAATATCCTTATGAATACAATGTTACTGGTAATGTTACAGTAAGGAGTGATGATACAATCAGTATCACTAATAAATCTCCAGCAATTCCCTGGAAATATAACGAGGAAAAGATTGTAAAAGAACTGCTAGAATATATTCGTGGAACATATAATCAACACTATTCTGTTGGTGATGATAAAATCCAAACCCTGGATTTGATCGAAGCTTGTGGTGATGGTGAAGCATTCTGTCGTAGTAACATTCTTAAATATGCTTCACGGTATGATAAGAAAGGTACTGCTCGTCGTGACATTATGAAGATTCTGCATTATGCTGTGCTTCTATTAAACTTCAACGATAAGAACGCAAAACGTGAAGTCTATTCTCAATGACAATGAAACTGAAACCTCAAATTATGAAACTCTCTGACAAAACTTTGACTCTTCTCAAGAACTTTTCTTCTATTAACCAATCAATTTTGTTTAAAGAAGGTAGTTCACTTCGTACTATTTCTGTGATGAAAAACATTCTTGCAGAAGCAACAATCGAAGAAAAACTTCCTAAGGACTTTGGTATCTATGATCTAAACCAGTTTCTGAATGGACTCAATCTACATCAGAATGCAGAACTTGATTTTGTAAACGAAAGTTATGTTGTAATCAAAGAAGGTAAATCACGTTCCAAATACTTCTTTGCTGACCCAAGTGTCATCGTGACACCTCCCGATAAATCTATCTCACTTCCCTCTGAAGATGTTTGCTTTGTTGTTGATACTAAACAACTTGATAAACTTCTGAAAGCTGCTGCTGTATATCAACTACCTGATCTGTCTGTGGTTGGTGAAGCAGGTGTAGTGAAATTGGTGGTTCGTGATAAGAAGAATGACACCTCCAATGACTTCTCTATTGTAGTAGGTGAAACTACTGATGTCTTTATCTTTAACTTTAAGGTTGAGAACATCAAGATCATTCCTGGTAATTATGATGTAGTTATTTCACAGAAACTTCTTTCTCGATTTAATAACACAGGATTTTCTGTAACTTACTGGATTGCTTTGGAACCTGATTCTACTTTTGGATGAACATCTTTGTAACTTCTAAATTTCCTGCAGAGAGTGCTATCTGCCTTCCAGATAAACACGTAGTTAAGATGCCCTTAGAGTGCTGTCAAATGCTCTCTATCGTGGCATCGGAGAAATGGGGGCACAACTACGGAACCCTCCCTAAGACCGATGGCACCCCCTACAAGACCGATAAAGGTGCCTTCCGTAATCACCCCTGCACCAAGTGGGCATCAAGCACTATTGATAATGCCTATTGGTTAATCAAGTGGGGAATGAACTTGTGCGATGAGTATACTTTACGGTATAATAAAACTCATTCGTGCTACAAGACCCTTGTAGATGCTTACTATTTGTTTCCCAAAGGAAATATTTCTGAAGTGACATCATTTGTTCGTGCTATGCCAGATGAATATAAACTTGACGACAGCATTGATACTTTTACTGCTTACAAGATGTACATTGCATCCAAACCTTGGGTTGCATCTAATTATCTTCGTATGCCAGAACGAAAACCTGATTGGATTTAAATAGATTATGGCAAGTGATTTTCTTTGGGTGGAAAAATATAGACCACAAGTAATTGGGGATTGTATTCTTCCCGATGATACTAAAAAAACGTTTAAAGAGTTTGTAGAGAAAGGTGAAATTCCCAATCTTCTTCTTGCAGGTCCACCTGGGATTGGCAAAACTACAATCGCAAAAGCACTATGTAAAGAATTAGGAGCAGATTATTATGTCATTAACGGATCCGACGAGGGACGTTTCTTGGATACTGTACGAAACCAGGCAAAGAACTTTGCTTCGACCGTTTCGCTTCAAGGAACTGGCAGACACAAAGTCATCATCATCGATGAAGCTGATAACACAGGCAACGACGTACAACTCTTACTACGGGCAAATATTGAGGCATTTTATAACAACTGCCGATTCATCTTCACCTGCAACTACAAGAATAAAATCATCGAACCCCTCCATTCCAGGTGTGCTGTGGTTGACTTCACACTCAAAGGAAAACAAAAAATACAGCTGGCAGAATCCTTCTTCAAGCGTCTACAAAACATCTTGGATGCAGAAAGCATCGAATACGATAAAAAAGTCGTTGCAGAACTTATTAACAAACACTTTCCGGACTTCAGACGAGTTCTAAATGAGTGCCAACGATACTCAACAAGTGGGAAGATTGATGCAGGTGTTCTTGCATCTTTCTCCGATGTTTCTGTAAATGATCTTATCAAGTATCTAAAAGAGAAGAACTTTACAGAGGTTCGCAAATGGGTTGTTTCTAATCTTGATAATGATTCTTCTGTTATTCTTCGTAGAGTATATGATTCCCTTTATGATGTTTTAGTGCCCGCATCTATTCCTGCTGCAGTTTTGATTATTGCCAAGTATCAATATCAGATTGCTTTTGTAGCTGACCAAGAAATCAATCTTCTTGCTGCCCTAACTGAAATTATGTGTGAGTGTGAGTGGAAATGAAACTTAAAACTTTTCCTCTAAAAACTTGTCTTCGTTATCCTGGAGGTAAGTCCAAAGCAACTCAAACTCTTGCTCCTTGGTATCCAGAAAACTTCAAGGAGTATCGTGAACCATTTATTGGTGGTGGTTCTGTTGCTTTTTATACAACTCAAGCATATCCAGATGTTCCTATTTGGATTAATGATTTGTATGTTCCACTTTATAATTTTTGGATTCAACTTCGTGATAACGGAGAAAATCTATCTGAGAGATTAAAAGAAATCAAAACTAATGCATCTGACTTTGGAACTCAAGATGCAAAGGATGAGGCGCACAAAGAATTGTTTAACCAAACTCGAATAGACATTAATAATCAAGATGGATTAGAAAGAGCAGTAAGTTTCTTCATTCTTAATAAATGTAGTTTTTCTGGTTTGACTGAAAACAGTACATTTTCACCAACTGCTGCTCGTTCTAATTTTTCATTTGTTGGAATTGAAAAACTGAAAGAATACTCAAAACTAACAAAAAATTGGAAGATTACAAATATTGATTACTCTGAGGTAATGAATGCCGATGGAGATGATGTGTTTGTTTTCTTAGATCCACCATATGATATTAAAGATTTCTTATATGGGAAAAATCGTGAGATGCACAAATCATTTGACCACGATATTTTTGCAATGAATGTATATAAATGCCCTCATAAGTTTATGATTACCTATAATGTAAATGAAAAACTTCTTGAGTTATATAAGGATTATTATCTTCGTGAATGGAAATTAAGATATTCTATGGCACACCGTGGAGAAAAGGGAACAAAGGATAATGTAAAGGTAGAACTTTTGGTAACAAATTATCCAATCGAAAAAGTAGGACCACTGGAGGAGTTTTATGACAAAACTCCTAAAATCCAAACTAAAGTTGATGGATGCTACAATTACAATAGACTGAAAAGTGAGGGGTTGGTTGATGACTGAACTTAAAGACTGGTTGAATTCTATTAACTTCACTAAAGATAATCTAATAGAACAAGATGAAACCCTGAAGAAAGATTATCCACCTTATATCATTAACAAATGTTTGTCCGGACATATTGATTGTATTCTATATGCAAATGAAATGAATCTCCACCATTCTTTGGATAAAGATATGCAATATTCCTTTTATCTAAATAGTTTGAGGAAAAAGAAGAGATTCTCTCCCTGGCTCCGAAAGGATAAGGTCAACGATTTAGAATGTGTCAAAAAATACTATGGTTATAGTAATGAGAAAGCATCTCAAGCACTTAAAATTCTAAACAAATCCCACATTGACTTTATAAAAAAACGACTTGAAACTGGCGGAATGAAATGATTAACCAAACAATTGAACCACAAGTAAATTGGACTCCCGACATGATGGTCGAAGTCACCTTAAACGAACCAGATGATTTTCTTAAGGTAAGAGAAACTCTCACTCGCATCGGAGTTGCATCGAGAAAAGAGAAAAAACTCTATCAGAGTGCTCACATTCTTCATAAGCAGGGTAGATATTACATCACTCACTTTAAAGAACTATTTGCTCTTGATGGTAAACACGCAAATCTAACTGTAAATGATGTTCAGAGAAGAAATCGTATTGTTCGTCTTCTTGCAGATTGGGGACTGATTACGATTGTTAAAGAAGATTCTGTCCTTGATATTGCACCACTCAATCAAATTAAAGTTCTTCCCTTTAAAGAAAAAGGTGAATGGATTTTAGAACAGAAATACAACATTGGTAAGAAAACCAAAACAGTAGAAACCGAATAATAAAGTAGGGAGTTCAACACTCCCTTTTTTGTTATTAACCGATAT